TTTGATGAAGATGTTCCTTATGTTCATAAATTGTGGGATTGGGCAATAGCTTCTATAATGGAGGGGCAAGATTTCTTTAATGCTTATTTTGAACCAGAAGGATTAGAACTTGTTTCGGTAAGACTTGTTAGTGGAAAAGGTGACACAGAAGTCGCTGAGACCATTTTAACTACAAAAGAAATTGAAACTAAACAAGAAAAATTAAAATCTGTTAAATCTAAATAATGTTTGCTTGGAAAACATGGGTAAAAATAAAATCTCTTTTGCTCATGTTTTCTACGAATCATTAATCCTCCAGAGGTATTAAATCCTCTCTTGTTACAATAATATCTGGATGTCCCTTAATACGATATCGTCTTTTTTTATACTGTAATTTTTTTTGCATCTCAATTTGACATTTTGGTTTGCCACATTGAACTTGTTTGCGATGGTATGGTTCAAATAACTTTCCACAAAATATACATTTTTTTTCTTTTAATGCTTCTGATTTTGCTGTTCCCATTATTTTATTCCTTTTTTTAATAATTCTGGATTTTCGTAGATATTGCCGATAATTTCAATTTCTTCATTATTTGGCTGTACGTTTGCGAATAATTGCAAAGCATTACATTCGCAATAAATTAATGGTTCAAGGTCAAAAGCTGGATATTCATCTCCCCATATTACCGCATGAATCGTGAAATCATTTAATTCTGATTCAGCTTCATCATAATAACTATATGCTTTAACAATGTCACCTTCATAAATTTCTTTGTTATTTCTATCCAATAATCCGGTGAATTGCATTAACTCAAATTCGCCTTTATCCTTTGAAAAACCATCCCAATCACCATCACCTTCTTCATTAATTTGAATATATTCATAAATTTCTATAAATGAAAGTTCATTTTTTTGATCCCATCTTATTTCAGAAAGAACACCATGTTTAGGATGCATTGATTTATTAATTTTATCCCATACTCTAAATTTAATTTTCCTCATAATGACATCTCTATTTAAAGATTTCTTTAATTTCTTCAATTGCTTCTATTATCAGTGGATAAAGAAAAAATGCTAATGTAATTGCAATTATAAATGTTAATATATTTAATATTAGCTTTTTCATCTGTTTCTCCCATATTTTCTGAAATATTAAGATTTTTGTTGACTTGCATGAAAACTTTTGATTTCTATAGATAAGAAACGACTTTCCTTAATGAGTTTAAGGAATCTCTAATATGATTCATTAAATGAATTTATAACCTCTTAGAATTGATCGTAGAGCTTATTTTAGAATACTCATTTTTAGTTAAGTCTATTATCTATTATTAGTTAAATCTTTTTTTAATCCTCCAATATGTCCTGATAATTATATTCATCATCTGGATTTGATTTTATTTCCTCTTTACAATAAATACAAATGTTATTTTCATTTAATTTATGTTGACAAGATTTTTCTGGTTCTGTCGTTTTCCATACATCATAATTTAACAAATAATTATTCATTATTCATCTATTGTTTTTTGAATTGTTTTTATTTCTGGAACTTCATCACCCCAAATTTTGGCTTCATCTGAAATGATTTTGGCAATTACTGGATGATTGCGGCAATTATCATCTAATTTTATCTTACCAGTTCGCCCATATTCCAACGTTATAACTTCTGCTACATTAGGGCTACATACAGCAGCTCCTTCTTCATGGTAATAACGATATTCCCAATCAATTCGTTCGTTGTTAACTATACTAATTTTACTACCACAATTGGTTAATCCATCATAATTATCCAACAAAATTTTTTCCGTTAATTTCATATCATTATCCTCCAATTAAATAAGATTTTCTTAAATTAATTAATCCATTTTTTACATCAAGATTTAACATAACTCGTAAATCATTTTGTAATTCTTCCCATTTAACTCTTCCTTCTGTTGTGCTTTTCCAATATAAAAAGTCATGTAATTCAATAAACAATATTTTATTAATTTCTCTTTCTTTCCATAAATGAATAGCAATATAAGAATAACCACCGTTTTTATCTACTTCTATAAGATTTTCTATTTGATGTTTTTTAACATCTTCAAAGCTAAAACTTGTTCCATTTTTTAATAGTTTCGCTTCTATTGCGAGTAAATTACTTTTCCAGTAATATAGAATATCAAATGGTCTTTTAATCATAAACCTGCTTTTTTCTCCGCCACTCATACCTACATCGGTTGGTTTATGATACCAGCCATCGGGATATTCTATTTGTAAACTATTTTTAATAATTTGATGAGTTTGTATTTCTTTCAAAAATGTCCTCCAGGCAATTTGGCTAACTTAGCATAATTTTTTCTGGTTACAGAATCTACATCTAATTCATAATAAATACCATATTCTGGTTTAATTGAAACTAATTTAATTCCTGTTTCTGCAAATCGTTGTTTGCCATCTATGATTTCTATTATATTTTTGAATGCTGGTATTTTTTGATTTTTGTAAAAATAATACAGCATCCATATCTTTGCCGCCCATTTATCTATGGCTTTACTAAACCATATTTGCCAAGGTTCAGGACGTTTGGAAACAGTTTCCATCCATGCCACAAGAACTATTGCACAACCAACCTGTTTAGATATTTGTTTTAAATGTTTTAAAATAATTGGAATACCATGTTGTGGCATTTGAATTTCACCACTTCCCGGCATTTCCATGCCTTGAATAGTATCAATTATAACAATATCCGGTTGTATTTTTCTAATCCAAAGTTTTATCTCTGCAAGTTCAGTTTCTTTTTCACGGATTACAAGTTGTTTTGTTTTAAGAAATTTCTTTTCAATGTTATACATTTCATCTTTGACTATTTTATATTCTTCTGGTGTCATCCTGCCTTCTGGAAATTCTTTAGAATAATTGCTTTCAACAATTAAATTACTATTAACCTTGGTTCGTAATGAAGTTAATTTTTGTATAGTTTCACGGTAATTACCATCGACCGGGAACATAAGAACACGATAACCACGTTCAAGCCATTCATTTGTCATGAATATAGTTAAAGTTGTTTTTGTATGTCCAGTGTCACCTGCTATCACGTTTATGTTTTCTCGAAGAATACCATGAAACAACCGTTTCATTGTATGATCTTTAAATTCAATAATTGGTTGAGAAGTTAAAATATCCTCAATGCTTTCTTCCTCATGTAAGTTTGATTCTAACACTTCAATTATTTTATCAATGTATGACTCTATTACCGAAAAATTAATATCTTCTTTTTGTGAAACTTTATGAGCTTTGTCTAAAATATATTCTAATTCTCGTCGTTTCCAATTATAAATAATAAAATTAACATCATCTTCCCAGCCACTTATTGTTTTATTTATTTTTAATCTGTTAATTATTTTTTCATTTGCATCAGAATCTTTATGAAATTGAGCCATTTTAAATTCAAGAGTAACTTCATTTATTTGTTTCTGATCTCTCCATAAAACGGCTATTGATCTAAATAATTCTGCAACTATTTTATTATCTGGTTGAAAATGTTTAAGTTCAATTCTTTCAAAAACTTTTGGCAAATCTTCTTGATATTTATACATATTTAACACAAGATCAAATTCATACATAGCAAGTTTTTTATTTAGCATTCTTTATTTCCTTAATTTCCCATGAAATTATTCCATTTTTCATAAAGAGTTTCCATTATTTTAACAGACTCATTTGTTTATTTTTCTCAAAATTTGTTATAACAAGTTCAATTGCTTTTCTATTATTACCTAACATAGAAGAATATGTAAATGATATTTCATGTTGTTCAAAATCCTTATACAATTCTCTGATTAACGGAACATTATCATAAGTAATTAAAAACATATTACCCATTCTATCCACCTGTTTCATGTAAGTAGCTAAAAATCTATGATCTTTTTCTTCAAAAATATGTTCATAATATATTCCAGAATCAGACACAACATAAGGTGGATCAAGAAAAAATAAAACTTTTTTGTTAGGTTTATTATATTTTTGTAATATTGCAAGCCAGTCTTTATTTTCAATTAACACGCCTTGCAATTTTTCTCTTGAACGGATTAATTGTTGGAATACTGTTACGCTTATATCGGAATAATTGTAGGCAAAAGCTGCGAGTTGCATATCATTGTTAAAATAATTTATGTTTAAATGAAAATAAATTGCTGCCCTAAGTTCTTCGGGTAAATCGTTCCATTTTTGCAAACCTTTATCTTTTAACATTCTTTGATGTTGTTTAAACATTACAGTAGAATTAAGTGTATGAAATAAATGAAACAAAAAATCTTCAAACATTGGACCAGATACGACTCGAAATAAATTAACAAGATTATCGTTAATATCATTTATAATATTATACTTGACTTTTTTCTTTGCAAAAAATACAGATGCACTCCCCATGAACAATTCAACATAAGTTTCATGTGGTGGCATAATAGATATTAATTCTTTAGCTATGCGTTTTTTACCACCGATCCAACCGATAAAACCATCAGTATTTATTCTTGGGACACGATTAACTTTTACAAAAATGTTTTTTATAACAACATCTTTATAAGATGCGCTTGCTTGTTGAAGATTAAAACCAGTTTGATTTTTATTTTGTTTTTTCTTTGTCATCGTTCATCTCTTTAGTTAAAAATTCTTTTGTTTTAATTAATAATTCTTCAAAAGAAGTTGCATTTATTTTTTGCTCCCCTTTAGTGTTTCTATTTTCAAAATAGATTGTTGCTGATATGGAAGTTTTGCTTATCCAAAACACTATACGTTCAACACAATTATGCTGAAATGGATTGTTTAAAGTGGAAATATAACTTTCTTTATTCTTTAATTTTAAATCAAACATTATAACACCAAATTTATATTTACATCATATTGTCCGTCATCATCCGTAAATTGATTAAAAAATCTGTAAGCATCGTAATTCGTATCATTTGTTTTAAACAAAGTTGGTGCTTCTTCTTTGTCAATTAATTTCATTATCCATTTACCAAGAACTTTTCTTTCTTCATCTGGAATGCCACCAATACAAGTATAAATCCAAAATGTAATTAAATCTCCAAATGTACTTTGACTAACATTAATTTTAATTACAGATTTTAATTCTTTTTCTGTTTCAAGAATTTTGTTATACCATAATTTATACCTACGAAGCCATTTTTCTACATCATGTTCTACATATTTAAAACTTTCTGAAAGCATTTTTGCTTTACTGTTCTTTCGCTTTGCCACTTTCAGTTGCCTCGATTTTAATTTTATATCCTTCTTCTTTTAAAATTTGTATAGCTTCTGCAATTTTAGTTGGTTTTTTTATTTTAGAAAGTTCTTTGTTTTTCTCTTCCAAATATTCAATTTTTGTTTCAGCAGCTTTAAGTAATTTGGAATATTTAATAATTTTATCATTCATTTGTGTTATTAAATCATTCCAAAATGTAACTTGATTTAAATTTATTCCGCTGTAAAGTTTTGCATGCAATTCAACTTTTATTTCTGGCGAAACAATTAACTTTGTTATATCTTTTACAACTTTCTTTTCTTTTTTTTCTTCTGTCAATTGTACATTCCTTCCCATTCAAATATGTTTAAATTATCAGATTCTACTCCAACAATCATTTGATATTCTTTTTCACCATCCCAATATTGTAAAATAGTTCCTTTTTCAAAACCAATAAGAGCAAATTTAACATAGTTGACTGAAGTCATTTTTATTGCTGGTTCATATGGCATAATTATTGTATAAAAATCTGTTGTTGGCAACATATTGTCATATCCTTTCGATAAAAGATAATGTTGATTTGGTTTAGTATTATAAAATATTTCTAAAAATATGTTTTTAGTTTCATTTTCTTTTAATTTATTTTGCCATAAATTATCTAATTCGTCCCAAAAATCAAAACCTTCTTTTGTTCTCGACCAAGTAAATGCGCTTCGTATCCAGTGTTTAGGTTTTTCGGAGAACATTTCAAATTCTTCTTTTTCTTTTTTAAGGTCTGCGAGGAACTGTTTGTCAGAGTTATATTCTTTAAGAAATTCTATAAAGTTCCAAGCAAAGAAAATTTTTTCTGATTCCTTCATTTCATTTTTTCCTTTCAAATAAATTAGATAACCGGTTGGCAGGATTCGAACCTGCAAGACTGTCGTCCATATTCAGCCACGGTTTTTATCACACCGAAAAAGATATTTTTAGACGATTTAATAATTTTTGCGTCTACCATGCCTTTGCCGGCTACATATAGGCGTTTCGCCACAACCAGTTATCAAGCATTACTACCAATCAACTTTTTGTTCTGCTTTTTTGCCTTCTGCCACTTCCTCGTCAGTTACTATATTTTCCGTCTTTGTTTGATATTCTCCACGAATCTTTTTCTCTGCGACAGTTAATGTTCCAAGAATAGGCCATCCAGACTCAATCCTTTGTTTAAAATCATTGGGATCGACTGGAGTTGTGCATACTATAAATTCTTTAATTTGTGTAATAATTTTATCTTTCTCGTCTCTCGTTTCAATCAATTCTTTTGGATCATAACGTCCATATTGATTTTTAACAGCTCCTTCTATTGCTTTCATCACTGGTACTTCTTTATGTATTACTGTTAATTTTGCCGGCAATCCTAACACACCAGGAAATTCTTTATCATCATGCGGAGTAAATACCCTTTGATTGTTTTCCATAACATGATATCCAACTGTTCCATTTTTTCTATAATTTTTAGCACCAAGAGATATCATAAATTCATTGTACATTGGACGAGTATCTGTATTCCCAATTCTTTGTACTGGAAACATTCGATTCCAGGGATCACCTTGACCATTGTTAACTCGTGATAGGAACAATCCCGTTTTATCATGTTTCCATTTCATATTAAGAAACACTTTAAAATCTGTGCTCCTTCTTGCTCCTGGCGGATTCATTTTAAGATTACCAAACCACATATTCCAGAGTGTAAATAATTGCTCACCTTCTGGAATTACTTCTTCTTCCGTCTGGCCTATTTGATCTTCTTGATAAGCCAACGGATCATATTTTTCTGACATAACATTCTCCTTTTTGGTTATAAATTAAACTACAAATTTTTCTCCTGCATCATTTTTTAAATCTTCCAATTCACGTTCCGCTTCTTTTATTTTTCTTTCTGCAGAAATCTTTCCCCTGTTCATGTATCTTTCTTTTGCTCTTTCAGCTAATTCTGCAAAAGATTGTTTAACATCTCCCCAACGAGCAATTAGATATTTTTGAGAAGCTTTAAATTCGACATGCATTGCTCCAGCATTAACTGCTGCTTGCTTTGTTTCAAATTCTACTGCTTTCAAACTTTTGTTTGAATCTTCATAATATGTTTCTTCTTGATAATGTCCCATTATACCAATAGCAACTGGATCAAGTTGTTCATCATCGTACCATATTTCCATTCTTTGAAAATAATTTTCTTTTGTACTCATAGAAACCAACTTTAACACTTCAAGCGGAATTGGACTAATATTGTAATCAGCAATCTCAACACGACGTGGGCATAATTCTCTAAAAACATTTTCAAGTGTTCGTTTCATTGGAATAAATGGAATTGGAGATTTTTCAGGTTGAGCAATAACTGTTTGTCCGCTCAATTTCATTTGTTTAACTAAATCTTTCCATTCATCCAATTTTTCATCTTCATAAATTAATTCTGTTATTTCTTCAACAAGATATGTTTCTACAACGTTTGGCAATTTATCCTGTTTCATTTTGTTGCTCCTTTTCTTTTAGTTTTTCTTTAAATGCTTCAACTTGGTTGCTATTTATTTCCATTAATACTTCAAATGCTTTTTCTTTTTCTTCTTCTGGTAAATCAGCCTCATGTATCATTTTTGACAATTCCCTAAATTCTTGAGAAGTTAATCCAAATGTCGATTCTTTTTTGTATGTATCATCACCATATCTTGTTAAACGATTAATAGCAAATTTTAATCCTTCGCTAATGGATGCTTTAGCTGGATTGCTTGCATGAATAACATTTCCAGCTTCATTAAAATAATATACAGCTCCACCTACACCTGGAAATGTTCTTGTATAACTTGCTACTTCCGGAGGCACACCATTCGCAACAAGAAATTTAAATTTATGAATGTCAATAATTTCCAATTCTATTGAACTAAGAATTAATCCTGCTTTTGGTCCTTTAAATACGAGAGGCGTTCCCATTAATTTTACAGACCAACCTGGAAACAAATCATCAAGAGCGGAGCGCATGTCCACTTCTTCGAGATAATCTTCAATTAATGGTTTGCCAGTTTCTTTATCTTTTCCAATTATTCGTCTTTTAGCTTTTTGTTTAGTTTTTTTTGCTCCAATGTCTTTATAAACTGTGCTCCATGCTTTTTTTAATATTTCTATTTTTTTAGCAAAATCTTTGTCAAATAAAACAACTTCATGGTTTGTTTTTTCTAAATCTTTGGACATGTTAATCCTCTATTAATCGTCAATAATAATCCATTCTGCTAATTCATGACAATTAATTTTACAACATAATCTTTTCGTCTTTTCTTTTTTCTTTGTCATCTAATCACTCCATAGGCCGCAAGAACATTAAAACATTCCTTTAGCACTCTTATATCTTCTTTATTGTACTGTTTATATAAATAAAGTTGCTTTGCCCATTCTTCTGTTAATTCCATTGTTTTAATATTATCAAACAATTCTCCAATTTCATCTGGATAAATTTCTTTCCAATGTTTGTTTGGTTTAATATCAAGAATAGCAGCAAGTATATCTTGGGACAATACTTCTTTTCTTCCAAAAGGTGGCCAATATTCTGTATATTTCATTACATCAATGTAATTATACGGAGCAAGATTAATTTTATACCGAACCGCTTTCAATTGAATGGAAGATATATCAAATCCAGAATATGCAACAATGATTGGACGTCGAATTTCTTCAATCTTTTTAGCAAAATTATTAATCATATTAGACTCAGTATATTCTGTTTCATCCATCTGAATAGTTTCATAACCAATTTGATATCCCATAATCACAATACGATTAAAGAATGGATTTACCGCATCCATTTCATCAACTTTTTGTAAGGCAGTTGTTATTCGTTCTGGTCTTTGTAAAACAAATTCTTCTTCTTTACGCTGATTGGTTTCTTCCTTCCAATCATAACGCCATTGGTATTTTTCTCTTTCTATTTCTTTTTCTATTTTGTTTAATCTTAATTGTTTGACAACTTTATTTGAACCTCTGCCGGTTTCAATGTCAAGAAATATATAATTACTTTGTTCTTTCTGATTTTGTTCAGTAAGCAATTTGTCTCCTAATTTCTCATCCATATTATCGTGTCCTTTCCAAACATTCTAATGATAGCAATTTTTCTATAATCTGAATTAAAGATTCTGGATTTTTAGCCACATCTAATTCAAGCTCAACTAAATCACCTATAATTTTTTTAGCACATGAATCACAAATTCCTTCTGCATAATATTTCCATCGTTTTTGATTATAACATTTACTTCCGGAATATGAGGGAATTGTTAATGTAAATTGAAATGATGCGAGTTGATCCAGTTCAACATCTTTCTTACATTCATTGCATATAAATTTTATTGGCATTATTATTTACCTAAATCTATAAATATTTTTTTCTGTTTTAATACACCACTTTCAATTTGTTGTTTTATCCAGGCTTCTTTGTCTGAATCAATTTTGCTTTCTTCTTGCATTATCTGTTCTAATGAATATCCTCTTTGATTTACAAGCCAAAGAATATCCCAATACCATTGATCATCTTTGCTAAATGTTTTATTAAGCCTTAGCTTTAATTGCCTCAACCAATAAGAAAAGCATTTTCCTTCTTGTTTTTTTTGATATTCCTGCCATGCTTTTCTAAAATATAAATTAATTAAATTCTGGTGCAATTATTTCTCCAAAAATGATTTAGCAATTTGATCTGCCATTGCTGACCATTTATCTGTATTTCTTTTTATCTTAATAACCTTGGTACATACAAGTAAAGAATATTCGGCAATAATTCGTACCCATAATTCTTTATTCTTTACAGCAAAACCATTAGAAGTTAGCCATCCATTGTTTTGCCATTTCTCGTACCATTTATAATTAATGCAATTCACTACATAAGCTGAATCAGAATATATTTCTATTTTGTTTTTTTGAGTCAACTCATACACTGAAGCAACAAACAATGCATTTAACATAGCATACATTTCTGCTATTTGGTTTGTACAATTTTTAATGGCACCTTTTTTCTTTATATAATTTTCTCCATCATATTCCAAAATAATTACAGCCCACCCACCTTTTTTTGTTTGAAGTGAACATGAACCATCTGTATAAATTTTAATCATGACAATTGTACATGAAAATTGTCAGAAAGCAACAAGAACCAATTCGTATCTAAAGGAAAAACAAATTCATTGCAAATTATTCCAATTGAAGCTAAATACGTTGAAGCTGATTCTTTTGCACTTAAAGAAGAATTGTATGGAATTATCTTTCTTTTATTATTATGTAAATCTTTTATTGATACTCTTGCGCCTTTGTAATTTGTAGGACCAATGTACTTAACATAAAAAGCTCTTTTATGTTTCATTTTTAATCTCCAATAATAAAGAGACAAGGGAACCAAACCCAGCATTCAACCCTTGATCCCCTTGCTCTTTTCCGTTGGGTACGCATCAACAGAATTTATATTGCTATTCTTCTTCCCCGTAAGTTTCTTTTACAAACTTTTTGACAGGATTCAATCCGTTAAAATAGCTTGTAAAAACAGGAAGATCATCTTTGTATCCAAGGTCACGGATAACCTTGTCAACATTTTCCAGAACAGCTTTGCCTTCTGCTGCCGTCCAATCTTCAAATGCTTTATGAGCCTTGTTGCATATCTCATTAAGACGATTTAATTCTGGAATTTTGCTAACAGCAGATACAGTTCTTTTTACTCCGCCGCCAGGCAAGAATTTTCCATATTCTGATTTACCAGAATGTAGTCCTTTTAGCATTTGTTCGATCGGAACACCTTTGATGGATTCGGCATTCTTAATATCTTTTTGGTATGATTCCCATGTTTTGGTATCAGTACCAAAATCTTTCTGTACTAACTTTTCCTTACCTGATTGTAAGAATTTTCTTCGCAGTTGGATAGGATCCATTTCTGCAACATCTTTCTGTTTTACTTCATTAGACATTTCTGTCTCCTTTTTGTTTTGGTGAATAGTTAATTGGTTAATACTATTTAAAATGGACTATTAATTTAATCAATTAGTTTAATAAAGTCAAGATATTTTTTATATTTTTTATATTTTGTTAAGTTCTTATTTCTATTGGTATTTATGCTAATTGTTTTTGTTTTTTCTTATTACATATTTAATTAAGACAAATGCCAAATATATTAGAAAATATCCAATAATTAAAGTAGAAATAAAATAATCCAACATTTCCTCTATTTGTTTAATCAAACTTTTTAACAAAACTTGGATGAACGGCCCATTTTGTATTTCCTTCTGCTATAATTTTTAAATTAACCTTACCAACATTTATTATGATTCCTTGTATTATTTTCCTTTTTCTTTTACTAAACCACTGTACTTTTTCTCCAATTCTAAAATTTAGTAACATTTCTTTGAATTTGTTATTTCTAATCTCAATAAGTTTATGAATTATTTCTGTTAACAAATCAGTATCAAGGGATTCAATTGTTTTTATATCAATTCCAAATTCATCCCAATTCATATTCTTTCCAATCCTAAAATTTCTAAGTTTTTCTGTTTTTCATCGTACAAAGCCGTGATAGCAAATTCATAATTCTCAATCACAATTTCCTCTCTAACATTATTGTCAATAATTAATTTACCATTATCGTCTGTTAAATAGAAATTGACACTGCGAATTATTCTTTTGCCGTCTTTATGCGGAAAACATTCACGCAATAATTTCATGCTTCTTGGGTTAAGATGGGTTCTCATTTTTGTTCTCCTGTTTATCAGTTTGTTACAGTTTCATATTTATTTTGATTATAACTTTGCATATAATTCATAATTATTCTCCTGTTTATTTCTTTACAATATTAACCGATGCCAAGAACATGTTCCCTTTTTCATCGGCAATGGGTTGTAGTCCATGAGTAGTAGCAACAACGGTTGTTTTTCCTGACTTACTTGGACCATGATCTTCTGACAATTCTACTTCTATTGTTAATTTAGTTCCTTTAATACTTAGTTTTACATTAGTCATTGCAATTTTCTCCTTTTATTTTTTAGAGTATCATATTGGCGGCTTCCTACCAAATACAATTTATCTACTTTTATATGTTTAATTAATTTTGTTCTTTCTTTTTGCCAATTTGCTTTTGCTTCATCTTCCTTTGCAATAGTGTATTCTGCCCATAAAATGGACAGTCCTATAATTAATAATAGAATAGCTACTGAGACAAATATAAATTCCATATCATTTCTCCTGTTTTATTATTGGGAATTGTTTTCCTATTTTTTGAGCAAACTGATCCCTGCAAAAAATATACTTTAACATGACGGGTGTTGATGGTTCTCTGCCAATACGAATCAGCACATCTTTTAAATCTTCATTGCGGATTGGAGTAGTTTTATACATAATATAGAATACTTCTTCGAGCGTAAACGGTGGAACAGGGTTGGGGACAATAGCACCGAATGCTTCGAGTTGATATACATCAATTCCTTCAACACGATTCGGGTCTATTTCTTTATTGTTCAGCATTTCATGCCAGCCTTCTTGATTGTCCGAGCAAAGCAAGATATATTCATCACTGTTTATATCTCCTTTGCGCAGACGTTCAAATAAGGCAAGAGCATCCTTGTGATAAATTACTCCATATTGCATTTAATCCTCCATTTCTTGTTCTAAAATATTATTAATCATTTTACCTCCAATTCTTTTGAATTACGTTATTGCATCGAGAAGAACGAATAACTTCTGCTGATAATTTATGCGGATTTGATTTGTCAACAATTATTTTAGAAATTAACCATTTGCTTGGGAACGTTTTTGATTGGGCATGTTCGCAATCCTTGTTCAAATGAAATCCTGAGCAGTATTTACAGCGAAATAAAACAAAACTTAAACTTGATTTAATTTTGATTCTTGTCATAATTACCTCTCCGTTTGTCTCGTTCTTTTTGTTCATTCTTATTTTCCAAAACGCGCAATTAAAAAAATAAGGCCTGCAATTGGCGTTGCCTTAACCATTACATTATCAATAGGAACATTATCTGCGCTAATATCACCGCCGTAACGGAAATTTCATCTTCTAATTTTTCAACGAAAATGATTGTTTCTTTTTTAATAAGCCGATTTACAAAATCTGTAAATCCGTATATTTCTGTTCTGTCTTTAATCTCTACTGTCTCGTTAAATACGCCATCCAGCTTTGAACCTAAGGCAGTTAATATGTTAAAATCAGCAAGTTTAATACGCATTATTGCACCTTTTTCTTGTTCTGGTTATGATGTTCTTGAATACGATGGGTTAATAAAAAAAATAGGGTAACAATTAAGTTACCCTATTCTGTAGTGATTCACTTTTTAGGCTGATACCAAAGAAGAAAAGTTTCAGCTTCTTCTTTAGTATCAAATAGAGCAATCTTTTCGTAAATCGGGCGTTCAATCTTTACTTTTTCAATCGTGAAAATGCCATCCTTCTCAAAAATCACAAATTTATAAGCTTCCATTATTCTACCTTGCCTTTCCGTTTGATTCCCTGTACAAAATCCGTCACCCGGCGAATATTGCGATGATAAAGATCGAATCCGGTAGGATTTTCTTTATCCTTATATCCCAATTCTTTGATTTCCGCTTCAATCTTTTTGATTAAAGAATCCTGAGCAACTAAAAACTTATTAAATTCTGTTTTTAGCTTATTCTTTAACTCAAAAAGCGGAACCAATTTTTTCATCTTCGGTTTCGCTTCATAAACTGCGCCACCCGGGATGAATTTGGAGTACTCAGATTTTCCAGAATGAAGTCCCTTCAAAATAGTCGAAAGTGGAACGCCTTTTATAGCTTTGCCCCTTTCAATATCCTTCTGATATTCCCGGAAACTTTCAAGAGCGGTTCCAAAATCCGCTTGGGTTAATTGAGACTCGCCGGAGATTAAACCCTTTCGCTTAAGCTGCTCTGGGGTTAATTTCTTTTTCGGTGAATCGCTACTATTGATCTTGGGCTGATTCATAATATGCCCCTTTCCTATTTAAGTGATTAGTTTACCCACTTAGGCTTAGTCCTAAGGCTGGGCCAATAGATTTTTATTTCAAAGATCGTTCCCGCATTTGAGGCGGTAATCTGAAATCAATATAATAAATAGAATATAAAAAGTCAAGGATTATTTTAATTAATTTTAGGAATCTACTATTTTAATATACTGAGTAAAAAGTATAGAAAAGTATACAGGTGTATGAAAAAGTAGACACTGTATAGAAAAGTATACTTTCTAATGAGTGGTCAAAAAGTGTAAACTAAGTTTACGTATACTAAGTATGCAGGTGTATACTAAATCATACATGTTATACTAAAGTATACAGGTGAATATAAGTTCACTATAATATTAATAGTGAATAAGAGTATACTATATATAGAGCACTGATATAATTTTAATTATTTCCATTTTTTTTTTTTTTTTTTTTTTTTTTTTTTTTTTGCTCTCTTATATAATATATAATAATATACTACTGACTGAAATTGAAAGAGCATTATGCCCTTGAAATAAAAATAGCGGTATAGGAAATTTATAGACTCCCCCGGTCGGCGATATTAGATTGTTTTCATATAAGTTCACACATCATTTTTTTTAACCTTGTTTTTTAAAGAAAATTTATTAGGTGTTTAGAAGTTCAATATTTGTTCAATATGTTTTTTTATATTAATAATTCTCGTTTTCAACAACTTCTGAAATTTAATGTTTCTTCTTTTTTTCTGTAAACATTGAAATCTTGATTTTTTTGTTTCTGGTAACATTTGTTTCTTCATTTCAATTTCATTTTCTCCAAAAAAAAAAAAAAAAAAAAAATTATAAAAATTTTAGGCGTGATTTTAATTGTAGAGATTCTTGTTTGGAAAGTTTTTTACGTGTGGGTTTTGAATAAAATCTTTGTTTATATAATTGTCGACTAGATGTTAAATTTAACACTCTCGTTTCATATATTTCCAATATAAAAGAATTTTGTCGTTGTGTTAATTTTCTACCAGTTTTATTATAACTCCATGTTCGTTGTATAAAATCTATTTCCCATTTTGACAATTTAAATTTATTTTTTTTATTTTCTATTGCAAGAACAGATAAATAATGTCCAATCTTAAAGCCAACAATTTTCAAAAAAAATTTTCCCCAAAATATAAAAAATTCCTCTCACTTTAAAATTTAAAAATGTCAAAAAAAACTCTTCTTGAAGATAAGTAAAAAATTAATCAAAGTCAAGTAAAAAATGAAAATGGATGATTTTTTTTATTTTATATAATATTTTGTTTCTCAAGCATTTCTATTTTAGCATCTTTCTTTGCAACTTCTTGAATCCAAGAAATTGTTATTGCTAAAATGGCTAATATTCCAACTACAAATAAAACATGTAACCACATAGTTGTTACCTCTGTATCTAAATTGGTCTTTTTACTCGAATTTTCTTTTCATTAATAGGATTTATTATTGTACCAGTTTTGATAATATGATCCAATAATTGTTTGGTAAGTTTAATATCATTGAGACAATAATCTATAACTGTACCAAATCGTTTTTGTTGCCATTGTACGGGAGCATTTCCACCACTTCCAGATTTATCTGTACCAAAATTTATAGAACATATATCACCAAGTCCATATCCAATGTGTGATGGATATTGAAAATGTCTTGATAAACCAGCCGCTTCCCAAATTTCTGCGAGGAGATCATAATCTTTCTCATCTGGATAATTGAGGTTGTTGGCTTGAAGAAGTTTCTTGTCGAAACCAATACCATTAAATGTGACTATTGTTTCCGACTGTGAAATCAAATCAGCAAATGTTAAAAAATTATCTTCTTGAAAAATTCTATATTTATCTTTTATATAATCATATACACCAATTACAGATATTCCCATGTTTTTATGATCATGCCATCCGTCACAATATTCTATATTTGGGATTCGTGGTTCTTTGTTAGATTGTATTGCTTTTTTTATTTCTATATCATATATTATCATTGTTTGCAATGCTCCTTGTTTTTATATTTCTTCAATAAATTCCATGTAGTCTGTAAATTTTGTAAGGTAAATAAGATATTTACCAATTGCTATTGTAAGATATGTTTGCGATACTTTTCCTTTGTCTATTGTATAAACTTTTTTATTATTTGCAATTGCAATTATTTGTCCTTTATTAAGGGATGGTGGAATGTTGATTTTTAATTGGAAGATTTTCATAGTTTTCTCCTTAAAGTTTTTGCCGCAAGGTCAGCATATCCTTTTGTTAGCGGGCTATTCGTTTTTTAAATTCAGCATAAGATAATTCATAAGTGGTATCTGGGAAAATTATCATCACATCGATTCGTGAGTTAGCGGTTTTTGAAGATTCTCTCCATTCATGCCAGTTAAAAGCGGTCATATCAATGCAAATTCCAATGGCAATAGTAGTTTCTTTTAGATAGTTTGGTTCAAGGTTATGCGCTTGAGCAAAAACCCCTAACCATATAATGCAGCCGAACAAAAGGACTGCGGTGGGAATTAAATATTTAAAATGTTTCTTCATGTTTTATCTCTTTATAAATGTTTCAAATTTTGTCGGCTGATTATCACCGTTATGTCAAGAAGAAATCCAGTTCTCAATTTTTTCCGCCTTCTCAGGATGTTCTTTTCTAAATTCATCCCTCAATGCGACGCATCCCTGGCAAGTCACGATGATAGACAAATCGTGATCAGTGCCGTTAATCACTCTTTCAATGAGCAATTTCTTTTTGCATTTGGGACATTCCGCAAATGTTATATCGTATCTCATAGTAAATTTCCTTGTTTTAGCAGTCCGACGCCCTAACAAAGCGTTTGCACCTGAACGGTGCACATACCCCTACGTTCATAGCTGCGACATATGTGAGCCACGTTCCGCCCATCGGATTAATCCGCTACGCCGTCAGGTGAAACGCCAAATCTGTTAGGAGTCAAAGCGCGCTGTCCATCGCCCCGCATGGCATCGGGGACATTTAGCAAGTTTACCCTTACTCTTGTGTGTCCCTTAAATAACATTTGTAAAGATGCTCTGAATAATATCCATGCTGTTTGGTAACGCTGTTTCTTGTTTCCCAATCCTTTCTCCCAATCAATAATTTTCCATGCCATTTTAATTTTATCTCCTTTTTCTTTTTACAATTCTAAAAGCCCTAAATTGTATCTGTTTATGTTTATTCCCAATTAATCTAAAATCGATCTTATGCGCCAGCCCGCAATCACAACATTTCACGTAATAGTTTTTTCTTCTCGGCGTTATCCATTCCCCGTCATATTGTTGTTTGTATCTCATAGTCGGTGTTCTCGTCCATCGCCCCGCACGGCAGAGAAGACATAGATGATCATAATGTCCGAATCCATGCGCCGAACAAATAGAAGCCCACCAAAACCCGAACCAGGTACGATTGCGAAAAAATCCAACTATGCCTTTAACCGGACCCGCTTTGTCTTCTGTGCGCTTATATATTAATAGCTGTATAACTATAGCCGATAGACCCCCCGATGTAATAATCCCACAAATGATTTTCCACCTAAAAATATTCCAGCAAAATTCATAATCCAAATATTCTTCGGGAGATGGATACAGTTCCACAAGCTCTGATCCACAATATTCACATTTGTTACTCATCCGTTTACACTCCAACAAACCAAATCCCGTCCGGTTCAAACTTTCCGTTGTCATCACAAAAATATTTACGGGTTTCTTCATAGCATCCGGCAGTCAATACTTCACCATGTGTCACAGATCGGAAATAATTATTTACGGTTATTTCAATAACTGTTCCCGCTTTCATCCACGGCAAATCCTTCATTAAAACAAATTTGTTGGGCGTATGAACACTATAAATTTTATTCATTTTTTCTCCTGAAATAAAAGTAAATTTTGCAAAACATATACTATGTATTCCCTATTGTATATTTGCCACGCCCGCTCCCAATTGGTCCATTCTTGTTGTTTGATTTCGCCTGTCCAACTCATGAAATCCTTTCTGTATTCTTCTGGTATTTTTGCAAACGGAGGTGCGTATTCTCCGTCTAACAATTTTATCAAATCTTTTATCAAGTTCGCTGGCTGCTTCTTCATTTTTTAGTTCTCCTTGCTTTTTTAGTTCATTGCTCGAAACCCACCTTCCGGTGAGCATCAACGTTATACCGCCTTTAATTGTTGTATCCAATCCCAAACCAGACTATTATAATTTTTGTTATGGTGATTTTTCTTTATTTTGTCTTCCATGTCATTGATAAAGTTGTCAAGAGATATTAATCGTTGCTTCATTTGTTCATATTCATTAAGGGGCAGGCTAACCACTGGCTGCTCCCGAACGGAAGGGGCTGAGATTTCTTTTATTGCATTTATAATTTGGGCTATTTGACATCGCACGGAATATGTAGAGCCAAGTTCAACTTCTATTCCATGTTTTTTTAGTAATTCAATTATTTTTTTATCAGTCATAGAGAGCCTCGTTTGTTAGATTTGCGCTTTTTCCAACTTATTTTTCATCGGCATTTTTATTCTCCTATTATTTTTCCAAATATTTTTTATAATATTCCCAAGTTAATAATGATATTTGACTTGCTGTTTTAACTTTTTGATTGGATTGAAATATTTCTTTAATAGACAATTTTGCTAATGCAATTTTTTGTTTTAATGGGATTAGTTCATTTGGTATTACTATAACAGATTTTTTAATTTTACCATCTATTTCTAATTGTATCCCAGCTCCGGATGTTCCTGATGGTGATGTTATATTGTTACTAATTATTATTCGTTTCATATATTTATCTTCTTGTTTGCATGTTCTGCTATTATTTTATCAATCCAGTTCTTGTGTATCCAAATCCAATTTTTTTTACCATTTGGAGATACTCCATGGTTGTCGATTCTTAATACGGATTTAGGTACAAATGAAGTTAAATGGTTTTTAAGTTTAAATAATATTGCTTTTTGTGTTTGTGAAATAGCATAGACATATTTAAATGGTTGAAAATTGTCTATTTCTTGTATATCTAATATTTTAAGATATGGCTGCCATTCATGGGTTTTCATAGTTTAATTCCAAATTATTAACATATTATAAGGTTCAAGAATTATTCGTGTTCCACTAAATTTTAATTCTTTTTTTTCTATAAAGCGTTCAAAGATATAAAATTCTTCTTGATGTAAGATTGGTGTTTTTATTAATGTGTTTTTATTTTGCGATGCTATTATGTTTATTTGATGAAATAATTTTGTGTTTGTCATGTTATTTTCAAATATTTGGAAATGTTCCAATTCCCATGATTTCAGTTATTCTGTATCTAAAAATTAATATTTGTTTTTCAAATTGTGGTTTTTCTGTTTCTATTGTCGACATTACCGGGACATCAAATTCTGATTGTAAACTAATGATTCCAGATTCATCGTCAAAGTGATGTTTCTTTCCAGAAATTTTTTGACCATTTTTGAAATGGATAACAAATTTTTGTCCTACGTTAAGATTTTTTAATACTTGCCATATCCCAGCAAGGGACAATAAATCTTCTGATATATTGTTTAAATCTTCTGGTTCTTTATATTCATTTGACATTATGCCTCCATTAATAATTCATGTTTCTGTTGAAAATTCTTTTTGGTTAATTTTCCTTTTGAATATTCTATCAGTGTTTGTTTGATACTATGAAGTAACAACTCATTTATAGATATTCCAAGAGTAGCGGCAGCAGATTTAAATTGACTGCGTTGTGTTGATGTTTCAAAGTCCATAACATATTTTGTTGTTTTATATCCCATGTTATATTTTCCTGTCTTTAAATATCATAAATAAATATAATAAATATAATAAATATAGTCAAGTTTTTTATTTTTTGAGTTAAGTTTAATAAAATCAATAAGTTATATTAACAATTTAAAATTGATTGAATTAGAGAGCTCAAAACTCTACATTGTATATCAGAATGAGTATTTATAATGAAAAAGAACGTGAAGTCGGGTTGTTTAAAAGTAATTTTAGTGAAGAAGGAATTAGATTTCGTTGTTTAAGAAAAAAAGAAAATGAACGTTGGCAATGGTTGGGGTTGTCTAAATTTTATAATGGAGTTCATTATGCTGAAATTTACACACTCGAACAAGCAATTCAAAAAAATATTGATCCTCGCAAAGATTGGCGCATTCCACTTAAATCAGAAAAACATTATTTTGTTCCAAATGTTTATGCCCAAAAAAACGATTGGGTTATAACGGAAGTACCTGGTCCATTGGAAGAATTTTGGATTATGCAAGTGCTTTGGAGGTGTGATTCATTAAAAGGAGATTTGTCGCATATTAGAACTGCTACTGGAACATATTTTGTAGATAAATTTGGAAGAAAAACTAAATTATTTGATGGGACAGATTTAAAAGGACAATATCATATTTCAACATCAGAAGCATATCAAGTTAAAAGTAACATTAATCAAAAAAGAATTAAATTATTAGTTACATTTATAGTCGCTCTTATTAAACAATATGGAGCATTTAATAAAGAAATTGTAATGATGGCTTATAGGTCTGCCTATGGGAATGATGCAAGTTGGCAGAAAGTCGTCTTAATTATGAAAAGCGAGCCAATCATGAGTGAAGTAGCAAAACAATTAGCGGATTTGTTAAAAGAGAGGGGGGCATCGCCAGAATTTGTTGTAGATAATTTTGTTGATATGGCCAAAAGTGAATATGATAAAGACCCAAAGCGTAGGGAAAGGATTAATCGTTTGCTTGGGTTAATGAATAATTTGCCAACGCTTGAGGATGCAAAACAACTTGGGGAAGGAAATGGGAAAGCGATTCCAGCAAAGTTTAGGGATGTTGAAGAAGTAGAAGTAACAAATGATTTGGAAAAAATTGAAGAATAATGGATTCTGATAAAAAACAACAATTTAGGGATATTATTAACACTGAACCTATTTGGGGCAAAGCTGGAAATGCCATGGTTAAAGTGTTATTTCCTTATGCTTTTCGTAGGGCTGGCGGAGAATTATCTATATTTGCCAGATATATTCTTTGGGCGTTAATTAATCATTTAAAAATAATTGTTCAACTTCCCCGGTTCCATGCCAAATCTACTGTAATAACTTTCCTTTATGTAATGTATTGTATTCTTATTAAGAAGAAAAAGTACATTCTTATTTTATCTTCAACTGGTGGACAGGCCGTTAAATTTTTAATGCGTATTCGTGTTTATTTACAAAGTAGAAAAATGCGAACATATTATGGTGATATCGGCCGAGCCGTTGATATTAAAGATGTAAATGAGTCATTTGAATATGTTGAAGAAGATGGTAAAAAGAGATCACGTGTTTGGAATTTTAAAGAAATTTACATAGAACCTTGGGGTATTAGAATTATGGCATCTTCTATTAAATCCGCTAATAGAGGATTGCTTAGTGTTGATGATCGACCAGATTTAATTATATTTGATGATGTTGAAGACAGAAAGAATACCAATACGTTGGAGTTGCGGCAAAAATTAATTGAAGATATTTTTGAAGAAATTATTCCTGCCGGAGATATTGATTGTCAATTTATCGCAGTTGGAACTATTTGTCATTTTGGTTCTTATTTGTTAAAATTAAAACAATCTGATTCTTGGTTTAAAATTCCGATGGAAAGATCAACAGATACGATTGAAAATATTTTAAAGTTAAACGATTTGCTTCCAAGTGAATTTCCAAAAGAATATAGATTTAATCCAAGATCAGAATATTTTACACAGGATCAAATTGGTATTGATGGACATAAATATTTTAAAGGACAGGAAACCCCGGAAGTAGCTTTATGGCAAGGTATTTATGATTATGAATATTTTTGCGATAAAAGAGAAGAAGCTGCTGCCGTTGGGGTATTGCCTTCTTTTTGGCAAGAACGATATAATATTCCTAAAACAAATGAATCCAGAGTATTTACAGAATTTCGGTATGTTCAAGGATTAGAAATTAAATATTTGTTTAATGAACTTATTCTTGAAGCAAACGTTGAAAGTCCATTTGTATTTCCAAATGGAAGAAAAGTTTGTAATGTTCTTTCATTTATTGGTGGCGACCTTGCTGTAAGCGAAGCAACGAGTGCTGATTGGAGAGCATTTTTTATTGGATTTACTGATCCTTGGGGAAATGTGTATGTATTGCCTCCTTATAGAACAAAAGAACCTGATCCTTTTATTATTGGAAAATGGATATTAACAAAACATAATAAATATAATTTTGAATCAGGAACGTTTGATGGTCAGCATTTTCAGAAATGGTTTGGGAGAATTTTAAAACATTTAGTTGTGCATGAAAAGAATAAAGATGGAGAGAAAGAATATAGCAAATTAAAAGTGTATCAAGAACCAAGAAGCGAGCAAAAAGAACAGGTAATTTCTGGTACATTGGCTCCATATATTACTGGAGAGAAATTATATTTTGTTGGAAATCCATCTGAATTTAAAGAAACTGTTGATGAATTAATGTATTTAGGATATTGGGACACTGATGATCTTGCTGACGCTTTAACGTATTTTTGTTCACATTTAAAATTTCCCGCTTTTATTGATTTTGATTTTATTAGGCCAATGGGACAAATTTCAGCAAGATCGGCATGGTACGATGATATACCAATAGAAAGAAGAGCATGGCTTTCGTAAATAATAAATGTTTAATTAATAATTAAGAGGTTGTAGGATGAATAAATTATTTAGTTTTATTTTAGTATTGTTAATGGTAATTCCATTATATTTGTTTTCTCAAGACGGTGAAGGGATTGGTCCATTTGGTAGAAATATTGGCAGCGTATACAATAGACCCGTGTTTTCACGTGGAGCTTCTTTTTATGCAGATTGGTCTCTTAGTTTTAGAAATAGATATAATCTTATGTATTCTTCTGATGATTCTTCGATGGTTTGGCATGTTGATACTCTTACTTTTAACATTGATTATATTAAACAAGGTCAAGGATTTTGGGCTAATTGTCCTTTGCCAATATCTGATCCATCTGGAAGTTTTCGATATTTTGAAGATTTTATTGGGATTCCATTTGTAGTTACAACTAATGCTTGGGAAGGATGGAAGGCTACTGGAGATGCTTCTTATGTTATAGCTTCCGCCGCGGGTAATCTTGGTGGTATCGTAAGTGTTACTCCGGTTACTGCAAGCAATAATGAAATTTATTTTCAACTTGGGGAGCTTGGTACAGAGACATTTATTGAGTATACAGGGGATAGTGGTTTACAAAGTTGGGTTGAATTTAGAATATCCACAGATGCGGTAACGGATGCCGGTATTATATTTGTTGGATTGGCAGAAGAAGGTTCTTCTGCTGCTGATTTTCTTAATGATGATGGCGCTGATGTGGCGGATAAAGATGTGGTTGGGTTTTGTGTATTTGAAGCTAATCCAGATACGGTGACATTTATTTATCAAACAAGTGGAAGCGCATTCGTTACTGACACATTGTCTGTTATTACTACCGCATATTTTACCGCTGGATTGCATTTTGATGGAGTTACTACTGTTGATATTTATATAAATGGCACTCAAGTATCTACCGTAGAAACGGATGTTGCTGGTTTTCCAGATGGTGAAGAATTGTCTCCAATTGTAGCTGTGAAAAATGGAGCAGCAGATAAAACAGTTTATTTAGATTGGATTAAATTTGTAAATGAAAGATAATTTGATGTCAAGATGGCTAAAATGAAAAATAGATTACAAAAGTTGGATAAAATAAGTTCTAAGATGATACATTGTTTTGTTTTAGTTTTAATTATTATGGTTGTGGTTTGGATAATTTTTGAACTTATTGTAGGCTATTCCACTTATCGCAATTGGTGGTTAGTGTTTGAGAAACTTATGACGGATTTGTTTAAATGATTGAGATCATTATTGTCTATTTGATTATCCTGGAATTGAAGACCATAAGGGATATAATCTTGTTCCGATTCTCGATTTCAATTCTGACCAAATTGCCGGAGTGGTTGCGGCAATTTTTAAAAGGCAGTTATAACAATTACGATGTCACTATGCGAGCGAATGTTTTTGATGGTTTTCATTTAACCGATGGAACAATCATTACTGGCAGTTTTGCATTGACGATGTATTTTAAATATGGACTGATAATAATGCTGTGGACTATTCCGCTTTTTTGGATAATCTTTTACCCGGTGTTGTTCAATTTCAATTATCATTTCATACACACATTGAAAGCATTTAGAGATTATGAATAAAGTTTATGGATATTCTCTTTCATTAGATTTGCATGATTGTGATATTAAGAAATTTAATAGAAAATCAATTAAAATGTTTTTTAAAGTGCTTTGTCAATTTACAAATATGACGCCCGAAAAGTTATCATGGTGGGATTACGAAGGAGAAGATATGATTCATGTGCCTATTCATTTATCAGGAATATCGGCAGTGCAATTTATAACCACAAGTTCTATCGTTATACACAGTTTAGATAAATTAGGAAAAGTTTTTATTGATTTTTTTTCTTGTAAGGAATTTGATCCCAATCAGATAAGAGAATTTTGTGCTAATTTTTTCGCAGGAGTAGAAAAACGATGGAGTTATTTTGAGAGAATTTAATGTTGTTATGATTATTCCTACCGGCATCGGATGTACTATTGGTGGTCATGCAGGGGACGCTACACCTGCCGCGAGGCTTTTAGCATCTGTTTGTGACAATTTAATTGTACATCCGAATGTAGTTAATGCTTCTGATATTAATGAAATGACTGAAAATATGTGGTATGTTGAGGGAAGTATTCTTGATAGATTTTTGAAAGGAGAAATTGCGCTTTCAAAACTTGGTCAAAATAAAATTTTATTAGTAGTAAATAAACCGATTCGTGGAGATACAATTAATGCGGTTGCAGCAGTTCAACATACCTTGGGAATTGACATAGAAATCAAAGAACTTGACATTTCGTTGCTTATGAACGGAAGTTTTAATAATGATGGAACTGCGGGCGGAAGTTATTCGGGGGTTGAGGAGTTAGTTGAGCAAATAAAACAATATGATTATGATGCTTTAGCCATTCATACTGAAGTCGAATTAAGTCGTGATATTGCTCTTAATTATTTTAAAAATGGTGGAGTTAATCCATGGGGTGGAATTGAAGCAATCGTTTCCAAATTAATCGCTACGGCAATAAATAAACCAGTAGCTCATGCTCCAATGGAACGTGAAGAAACTATTTTTGATAAAGAGTTAATTTTTTATTATAAAAATATTTCTTCTCAACCACGTACTTGTGCAGAATTATTGTCTACAACATATTTGCCATGTGTTCTGAAAGGATTAAATACAGCGCCTCGTATTGATCCATATGGACGACAATTAAATTATCCTATGGATGTTTTGATTTCTCCAAATAATTGTTATGGGATGCCTCATAAAATTTGTGAGGAGCGAAATATTCCCATTATTGCAGTGCGTGAAAATAACTGTTGCTTGAATAAGCCAATCCCAACTAATCACATTTTTGTTGAGAATTATTTAGAAGCTGCTGGTATTTTGGCTTGTATGCGAAGTTCTATTAATCCTAAATCAGTTTTGTATAATGTTAAAAGCATTTAGAGATTATGAAAGCAAGAGAAGATAAAATATTGCTATTAATTATCATCATTGTTATCTTGATGCTAATCAGAATGGATGCACAGGATTTATCGAACGAAGCAAACTTAACCGATGAGGTATATCATGTTGAACAAATGTATAATATTCTTAATCTTGATTCTCTTCGCGCTGAGTTTCAAGAGCTCGATCGCCAGCGATTTCAAATTCGCAGCAGCGGCTGGACTGGCGAGCTACGACTTCCACAACGATTGGGAAGCCTTAAAGACGCCACTTATGGGCGGTGTGGAATGGACAAAAGTCAAGAACCTTCCATTAGGGATTTTCATAGCGCCGACCATCGGCAATAAGAACGGCAAAAATATTTCAACGCTCGATGCTATTTTCCATACTGATTTATTGTCAAAGTTTGGCATCGGATTCTCCGCACAATTTTATGATGTAAGAAAATCAGGATTAGTATTCTTCAGAAATCGAAAGTTAGTTTTGACATGGAGATTGCGTTGAACAACTTCAGGGGCGTAAAATCAAGATATGATTATAGTCTAAATTTCTTACAAAATTATGTAAAAACCTATGAAACGATTCTTGATTTGGGAGCAAAAAATAATTTATCACATAAAATGAAAAGACGAGGATTTGAAGTTGTTAATACAAATTACGATCTGGATTTGGAACCCGAAAAACTTGAGAAGGAATTTTATAACGTGGTAACTGCTTTTGAAATATTGGAACATTTGATTGAACCTGCACAAGTTTTGAAAAGATTGAGTGGAAAATTATTGGCGTCTGTTCCATTAAATGTTTGGTTCTCCTCTCCGCATTGGACGACGGAGCCTTATGAACAACATTATCAGGAATTTCATCCGCAGCAGTTTGACAAATTGCTCCGTTATTGTGGGTGGGTAATCGTAAAGAAAAAAAAGGTGAGAATTGTTAAACGATTCGGCATAAGACAAATATTAAGTTTAATTTTTCCACGTTATTATTTTGTATATGCGGTAAAATAATATGAGAAAACTACTTTTAAATAGTTTTGTACATCGGGAAAAGTTAATAACTATTCTTAAAAATCAAGCAACGAAATCCGATTTTAAAGAAGAATGGGTAATGGAAAATTGGTGGGTCGAGGATGATGGACGGGGCTTTTTCCTGCTTTATTTAGGAGAACCGAAAGAGGCGAAATTAATTGCTCACATTTTGCATAATGATGTTATTGAAATATAAGGGAATAATCAATGTCCATAGAAGAGACTTTATTGCAGAAATTGAATCAAACCATCAAGGCGTTGGAAGAGTTTAAAAACAGATTCGATAAGTTGGAAGCTATTATTTTAGGTAAAGAAGGTAGAGCGGGACTTGATGAAGAAATAAGAATGAATACAAAATTGAGAAACAAGATTGAAGGAGAAAAGATTATCGAACAAGTGGAAAGAAATACTGTTGTTATAAGAAACGTAGTAAAATTTGTTTGGATTGTAGTTAGTGTTTTTGTGGTTCAAACAGTAGGATTTGTCTTTTTCATAATTAATTATCTTACAACGAAATAAACTCATATAACAGAGAGGATATACCATGGGATTCTTTGATGATTTAGTAAAGATTGCATTTCCGCTTATTTTGAGTGCGGTTAAATCCATAGCGGATTCACAAGTGGATGGAGCTTCTTTGAGCTCCGAACAGAAAGGTTGGTTGTATTCTGGTTATGTACTCATTAATGTCAACTTCGATAAAATTGTGGAAAGTACTGACAATGAATATGATGATCAGACCTTACAATCATTATCGGATTTTGCAGCCGATACGCTTCAAGAAGGTGGAATTACAGTTCCTTTCATTCCGCCCGAGCTACAATCTCTTTAAGATTATGGAGAAAAATAGAAATGCCAGAAGCATTTGACAGTTGCGTGAAGAAGGGTGGGAGGGTTGTTACCGTGTCCGGTCCAAATGAAAGGTGGAATTTAAAAGCCGGTGAATATGTTCATATTTGCTGGTTAGGTAAAAAGCCATATCGTGGTTATACAAAGAAAAAAGAAAAATCTGATGGCAAAGAAGCGTAATTATAAACGTGAATATAAACAATTTCATGGTAAACCGGAACAAGTTAAAAAACGATCCACCAGAAACAAAGCTCGACGTAAGAAAAAACTAAAAGTTGGGGATGGCAAAGAGGTACATCATAAGAAACCTTTGTCAAAAGGTGGAACAAATAATAGTAAAAATATTGTTGTACAAAAAGGTAAAAAGAAGAATCGTAAAGAAGGTGGAAGGATAAGTAAGAAATGAAAACAATAATAATAACTTATAGCGGAGAATTAGATAAGATTCTTGATGATTTAATTGTTAAGGTAATGAAGAATGCTGGATTTGAATGGTATGCTCAAGGTTATGATTTGGTAAAAAAAGAAAGAAATATTTGTTTTGATGTTAAAGAGGAAATTTTAGAGAATGCCTAAACCAATTAAAAACGACAAAGAAGAAAAAAAACTTCTTAAACTTATTTGGGAAACTCATTTCTGGTCAAAACAGGCAAGAGATCAAGAGTTTATGCCACGTTTTCAGCATGCCATGAGAATGTATATGGATCAAACTATTGATTCAGATGAATTACAAATAATATATGAACGTGGACAAACTGATGTAAGCGTAAATTATCTTAGATTCTTTTTGCGTAAAATGCAGGCATATATGACTGCTAACCAACCTCAGTGGGTTGTATTTGGTAGTATATTTGATCGGGTTAAAAGTGCTTATTTAGCAAATGCTTATCTTAACCATAATTGGAGAATATCTAAGGGATATTTACAAGTTGTTGATATTCTTAAAAATATGACTGTTGGTGGTTTAGGTCTTGCTTCTAATTTTATTGATTATAAAGCAAGAGAAGGAAAAGGTGATGTTCGTTGGAGATCATTGCCTGTTCAGTATTATTATCCAGATTGGAGAAGTCAAGATCAATTACAAGATGATGCAAGTTTTCAACAAGTGGCTTTCACTGTTACATTGGAATCAGCTATTAGAATTGCTCCTGACAGGGAAAAAGAATTAAGAATGCTTGAAACTGTTCCAGATAATTATGATACTTTATTTCAGGAAGGAGCATTAACTTATGGAGAATTTCCTGATCCAGAAAAGTTGCATAGAGTAAGACGAGTTGCTCATTATCAAGTGGAGGAAGGTAAAATTTGGGAATTGCGGGATTTACTTGATAATAAGACATATAGAGTAAATGAAAATCCAGATTTACCATTACCTTATACTGTTGATATTAGAGAACTTAGTGTTCCAAGGCTTGTTAAATATGATTGTTTTTATGGTATGGGTGAGGAAGATGGAATAATATTTGATAAAACAATGTTTCCTTTTCCAGATTTTTTAATTAAACCATTTATAAATGAATTTACTGGAAATCCATTTCCTGCTGGAGAAGCATACTTTTTAGAAAAATTACAAAAGTATATTGATAAATCATTGAGGATTGCTTTACAACATGAACAATGGAACTCTAATCCAGGTGTATTTTTGCCAGAAGGTTCTGTTGATGATATTGCCGCTTTTGAAAAAAAGGTTATGTGGCCGGGATTTGTTCAAACTTATAACGCAGAGGAAGGGAATCCATTTTTTAAACAAGGCGTTGCCGGACAAACTGGTTTTTATAAGATTGTAGAGTTTATGATTGAATCAATGCGTCAAGGTGTTGGCAATATGTTTAATCCAGGCATGGCAAAGGGTAATGCAACTGAGGATCAATTACTTAAAGAATATGGACAAGAAGAAGGTGATATGTTGTTTAGAAATTTTGAAGTTGCATTGGAATCAAATGCTGTCGCAGCTTTAAAACTTGGAAAATATCATTATACTGAACCAATGCTTTTAAAATTTATTGATCGTCAAAAACATCCACAAGTTATTCCTGTTAATAAAACATTTGTAAATGAAGAAGGTGAATTGGATGGATATTATTTAAGAGATATTGACCATGATTTGGTAATAGCCACAAGGTCTTATGCTCCTTCTCATAAATTTGTTCAACAAGAAAGAATTGTTAGGGCGATGCAATTTTCGCCGCCGCAAGTTCTTGATTTATTGTTTAAAGAATTAGTTAAAACTATGGAGCTTGATCCAGAAATATTAGATGAAGTTAACATGAGAATGGATTTAATACCGCAATTACAACAACAAATGCAACAAATGGTTGAAATGCTTGATGAAATGCAAAAGAAAAATAAACAACTTGAATCACAAGTATTTACAGCTGACAGAAAGGCTGTTAGAGCTGGATACGATGCTGAATTAGTTGGGTTTGTAGATAAATTTAAAACAAACCTTAGAGCAATAGAAAAAATTTATCAAAATCAATTAAATTCAAATGTAAAAATTCAAAAGGCAATAGCCCAATCAAGGGAAGCCGGAAAGGTAGGACAAAATGGGACAAGCACGTAAAAAGTCTGTAGAAAAAGTTAAAGAGACTCCAGAGAAAAAAGCACAAAAGGAATTAGCACCAGATTTTGTTGACGATCAGGAAATAAAAGATCAGGAATATGAAGACCCTGTTTTGATGAAAATGATTGCCGGCGAAGAACCGGAAAAATTGGAAATTGAGGAAAGTGACGCTGAAAAAGAAATAAAGCCCCCAGTGAAGAAAAAGGAAAAAATGGAAGATGAAGCTCCAGATATTGTCACAAAGGAAGAAGTGGACATGGATGAAGAAGTGGAGTTTGATGATGATGAGGAAGAAGTTGAAACAAAGAAAATTGAGAAAAAAATTGAAGAAGAACCGGAAAAAATTGAATTTAGCGAAACGGTCAAGAGTGCTTTAAAGCCTTACAATGGGAATTTGCAACAGAAAATTGAAGAACTTGTTAAAGCGTATAATAGTGCACAAGCACAATTAAGTGCTTTGAATAATGTTCAAAATGTTATTAAAGAAATTGGTTTTGATGAATTAAAGCCTCATGAGTTGATCGCTTCGATGAAGGAGCTTAAAACAGCAGCGTTTGATTTTATGAATAATCCTCTTGCATTGGATGCATTAAATGGTTTAATGACTGGACAAATTCCGGATGCTTTAAAGCCTGATACAAAAACTGTTAAAGATTTTATGTCAAAAGATTCTTTGGAAGATTTTAGTTATGAAGAATCTATTAGTGATCCAAAGTCCGACAGTTGGCAAGCAAGGATTAATTGGGAAAATCATAGAAAACAACAAGAATCGAAAGTTCAAGATTTTGTTAATATCATAAATCAAAAGAAGGAAAATGTTACAAACTTACATACTCAGCTTCAAGATGCTAAGCGAGTTATAACGGAAAAATTGGATGAAGTTAAAGCTTTTGCTGTTGATGAGTATGGTATAGATAAAGACGATCCTGTTTTTGAAAATTTTGAAAAAAAGGTTAAGAATATAGATGTAGATTTTCTAAAAGTTTATTTTGCTGTATTCGCAAAACAAAGTAAAATTGAAAGTAAAGCATTAAGAAAAATAAGAGAACAGAAGGGAAAGAGTTTCGCTGAAACAGAAATTTCTCGATCTGTTGAGGAAAAAGAATCCAGTCTTGAGCCAGCCGATAAGGACAGGGAAAAAGAATTGGAGGAAACATTTCCTGATTGGAATAAAAATGATGGTTATGTTTATTAATTTTTAACAAACGAGGTAAATAAAAATGCAAGACCCGAATGCCGATCAGGTATCGACTGGTTTTAAGGGTTATGCTGGCATTTTTGCTCAGCGTCGGAAATATGATTTTTCTGACAAAGTAATCCAGAAAAGCAGGGTACATGCTCGATTATTTAACGTATTGTCAAGAAATTTGACAAAAATGGCAACGTCTGAACTTGAACCAAGAATTTTTGAGTTCACAGAAGAAAACGATGCTATTTCAATGGCTTCAAATGCAAGCACAGGAACAATTGTTGAGTTTGCGAATGTTGATGCTCAAATTCTTCAAAAGGATGATGTTCTTTATGTTTTACCTGTTTCAGTCACTTCTGCTCCATCTCAAGAAACAATTAAAGTTGTTTCAGTTGGGGCAAAAGATGGTGGTACTACCGGGGCAGGATATACGAATGTTACTGTTCGTAGAGGAAGCTCTCCGCTTACACTTACGGCGGCTGATTTTGTATTAGCATGGGGTGGTAATTCTGTCGCAGAAAATGCTGCTGGTTCTCAGCCAAGAACCAAAGAACCCAATTATACTTATAATTATCTACAACTGTTTGATAAGACAGTTGGCGAATCCAAAGATGTTCAAAATAGTGAGTTTTATGCGAAGGAATTTTTTAGCATTAATGGACAAGCAATGCGGAAGCGAAATATGTTAATGAAAAATATCAATTGGGCTTTTTATCTTGGTGAACGTGATAGGGAAACATCAGAAACGTCCGATTATAGGCATTTTACAGGAGGTGTTTATGAGGCTGTTCCTACTGCCAATAAATTGAGCATGAGTGGAAATATGACTGTAAATTATTGGCAGGAAAAGTCGTCCACGACATGGTTTAAACAAGGAAACGAAATGCACACGAAGTGGCTTTCTTGTGGGCCGCAGTTTCTAAGTTCTCTTGAAAATATGTTTACTCAATACTACCAGTTGCCGGTTAACAATGTTCTTTCTACTTTTTATGGCATTAAGATTAAAACTCTTGAGCTTTCAGGTGGAACATTTAACATATTTAGGGAGGAAACATTTCTTGAGACTGGCTATTCAAATTGTGCATTTATTTTGGATGGTGATTTTCTTGCTTATATGTATTTAAGAAATAGGGATATTCAACTTGACAAGGATGTTACAGATAAGGCTTCCAAGTGGAATCAGACAAAATGGAAATTGTTTGGTAGGATTGGATTGTTTAGAGCTTATGATGCGGCGCATCATTTTCTGTATAATCCTTCTGAGCCGGCATAATTTGAGTAAATTAATTAATTGAAGTTTAACAAATAAATTTGAGGTATTAAAAATGATTGGCGAAGGTTTTATTTTACAGACTATTCATGGTCGTGCCTTCCAGTCGGGTGATCGCCTTATTGAATTTGGAACGGTTGCATTTGTCACAACTGGTTCTACTGTTGAAATTACGACAAATCTTAGTGTGGTGGAATGTGTTCTTGCTTTGCCAAAAACTGTTACGTATGGCGTCAATGATCAATTAAGCTCTGATGGTGTTGTTACTACCGGAGCAGTTACTTTGGCAAGAAACGCTTCTGGCACAAACGGTCTTTCTGCGTATTATCTAATGATTGGTTACAGGTACGACTAATATTATCGGGGGCTGAAATGCCCCCTTTAAATTTGGAGAAAATATGTCATCTGTAAATTTGTTGACATTGGCAAGATTAATTAGCAAGGATTCTAATGATGGAGAATATTTAAAGATAGAAAAATATTCTATGCTTTCAGCTGGACAAGAAGCCCTTGCTACTTATCTTCATCCAAATTATTTACGTTCTTTAAAAAAAATCAAGACACATGCTTCAATAGCAAGTCCTGGAGCTGTTACTGCTGAAGCAGATTTTCTTAAAAGAGTTCATTGGGAAAAATCTGATGGGACGCCGATTGATTGGTTGGAGCTTGAGGATAAAAGAGAATTGGAAAATACTATTGAGGGTGGAAACAATAAACGTCCAAGATATATTCAATATTACGATGGAACTAATATAAAGTTTAAAGTGCTATTGGATACATATCCTATTACAAATTCTGTTCAGTATTATGTAGCACAGCCGCCGGCACTGTCGGATTCTGTTAATCCTTTGGTAATTGGGTTCGATCATTTAATTGCAATGTATTTTAAACATTTATTTCATTTAATTGAAGGACAAGTAGATTTAGCTCAACTTGCTTTAACAGATTTTATGAAAACTGTTGATGATTTAAATACTAAATTGAGGTTATAATGGCTGGATATACAGGGATGACTCCGAGACAAATTATTGAAAAAGCCATGACCATTGCAAAGAAAAATGGATTTCAAATTTTATTTGCAGAGGCAAGAGCGGTTTTTGATGAAGCTATGCTTTGGGTTTCAAAAGATATTATTGAATATGGACAATTATATTCTGCAACATGGCCAACAACAGATCAAGTCGCAATGGGAACAAATAACATTTTGCATCCTATTCGTGTTTATGGTGATGCTAAAGAATTAGTGTTTATTCCTTATGAAATTTATCGTAAAATGTTTTTAGGTGATGTCGTTGATAAACCATCAAGTGATACCAATAATTATTATACAATTCTTGGAAGAACAATTTATCTTGAACCAGATTTAGAAGGAACGTTTACAAATGTTGTAATTGAACATGGAGTACGTTCGGCTTCTATTGAGACCGGTGGTGTTGATGTTGCTCTTAATTTAAATTTAGAATATTCTTTAGTTGTTTCATATAAAATATGTCAAATTCTTTGTCCTGCTCAATTACAAAAGTTATTTTTTGGTTTGTATAAAGATGCTAAAAAAGAGGCAATTAGTTTTAAAAATAAGTTGTATGCGACAGGACATGCAACATTTTGGAATCCATTTGCCGGTGGTAAACAAGGTAGATCAAGTGGATGGCCGGGCAAAATAAGTAATGAGTAAGAACATTTTTAAAAAAATGAGTAAATTGTGCCAGGAATAGCAAGAACAGATTTTTCAGGTGGGATGATTACTGATGTTTCTGAACTTTTGATGCCAGAGAATGCGGTAAGAAATGCCCAAAATATTGATTTATGGAGCGAAATTGGAGCTGTTAAATTATTTCATACTTTTTTGTTTAAACATTCTTTTCCAACTGGAAAAAGATATGATCATCATGTCATATTTCCTGTTCAAGGGGATAAAGATTATGCCATAATAATGACAACTGATGGTAATATTTACACTTATGAACCTGTTGGTGGTTTTAGTGCTTCTTTGATGGCGGTTACTGTTGGTGCGCACATGGTTTATGCTGGAGAATCTGTATATGTATTTTATAGAGCAATGTCAAATCCGTCTTTGGCAAATACGATTAGAAAGAGAATATATTGGGATTATGATACTTCTGCATTTATTGTTGAGGATGTTATTATTAATGAAAGAATTTTTATTGGTAATGTTTTTGAGGTAGCAAATACTGTTTCAAATAGTCTTGTTTATTATAAGTTAATTTTAACATCAATTATTGGAGATGGTTCAGAATCTTTTGGTCATTTAAAAATAGATGTTTTGAGTTATGGGAGAGATCATTATTTAGTAATTAATACAATAAGTGGATATTTTAGAGCAAGAATTTATTTGGCGTTTAAAGCTAATAATTCTGACAGTTTTTTGTCTCCGCAATTTTGTTATGAACTTGAAGCAACAGATAAAAAAAGTTTTATTCCAATGGTTTCTGGGCAATTTACAAGTGCTCCAACTGGATCGCCTGGTATTAGGATATATTATGAAGATGGGATTGGAACAAATGTTCAAACATTTTGGACTACAATTTTAGAAGAAATTGTGACAGGTGAAACACTTTTTATTACACCAGGAAATAAAATTAAAGTTTTTGGAGTGGAAGTTGAAGTTGTTTCAATAACAAAGAATGTTACAAATAAATGGTATTTTATAGAAGTTGATAATGTAATACCAGCCATTGCATCATTTGCTAATGATAATGATAGATATGCTGTAATTGAAATTCAGTTGAATTGGATACAATCTGGTAGTGTGTATTATTTATGGATTCCTATTTCAAAAAGATATATTGATTTAATTTCAACTCCTGTTGATGAAAATAGACCAGAAGGAAAATTTACATCTGGGACTGGCAATGTTTCTGCTTTTGCATCTAATAAATTATTTACAGCAAATCCATATTTTCCTGATGTTTTTTCTACGGGAAAAGATAATGATAAAAAAGGGTTTATTGGATGGAATTATATTACTGGTGAGGGAAAACATGCTTATTCTTTGATTCCTGATATACAGTTAATTTCTCCAACATTTTCTGGTTCAAGAATTATAGATATGTTTGGATTTCAAGATACATTGTTTATATTAATGGAATCTGGAATTGCAAGATTAAAATATGATGCTGGCATTTCTTTTTTACAAAGTGATAAGTATGGTGTTTCTTCGAGAAACAAATATTTTGTTGACCTTGGTAATATGTTTATTTTTTCTGAAAATAAACTATATTCTGGCGCTGTTGATAAATTGAATTATGAAACAGGTTCTTTTGATTTTATTGAACTTGGTAGAACTATTTCAAGCTTGTTATCTTCTTTGGTTAATCCAAGAATTGTTTATGATAACATTAATGAACTTATCTACATTTCAGATTTAGATGATGGATCAAATTATATATGTTCTTTAAGAGATGGTAAACCTGTATGGGTTAAACTTGATACAGGTGGTCTTTATTTTACATCTGGATTTAGATTGGGTGGAAATTTTTATTTTGTTAATACAATAGTTGCACGTGATGAAATTTCTACAAATAATTCTTCGTTGTATGGAAATGATGTTGTTATTGAGGACAAGAACGTTTATATTCCAATGTCTAATGATTTTATTAGGAAGTTGGAAGTTCTTTATCAAAAAACATCTGGTACATTATCTTTTGAACTTATATTGGATGGTGTAACTGTAAAAACATATACATTATCAAATAAAACTTCTATTGGTTTTGAGGAATTAAAAGTTCCAAGGGGAGGTACAACAAGATTTGAAAAGATTAGATGGAAATTAACTGGCAGTAGCTTGTCAAGTGATTTTAAATTTTTGGGAGTATTTATAAACAGGGATGATTATGGAAAAGAAACACAAAGGGGGTATTAATGGCTGGGCAAACAAAAGGGAAAGGCATACCTGACTGGTTATCTTTGATTGGTCCATTGGGAAATTTGCTTTTTCAACCAGATTTTCCAGAGATTCCAAATTTAAGTGAATTTGGTTTAGACCCTAAACAGCTTAGGGGATTTTTTAATTTGAAAAGGGCAATCACAAGGTCTGGAATTTTTCGTGGCGCTTCTGATACTGCAAGAAAGACTGCCGGAGCATTACCATCTTCATTAAGTCAATCAACTATTCCAGCTTCATTTACTGCCGATATATTTAGTAAAGCAGAAGATCAAGCAGCTCAAGCAGAAGCGGCTATTGCTGGTGAAGAAATTAGTGCTTATGCTCAAGCATATCAATTAATGTTACAAAAGTTTGGAATAGAGGCAGATATAGCAAAAGAAAAAAGAGGTGGAATAAGTGATATATTTGAAATTGCGTCATTTTTGCCTTTGATTTTATAGGAGATTAAAATGGCATTTGATGTTTTAAAACAAACATTAGGTAGACGTGCTCTTGAGAAATTAAGAGAAAATGATCCAGATGTTATTGCTCAAAGAGAACAATTAGAAGCTCAAACATCTGGATTTATTGAACAATTAAAAGAAACTCAACGTCAAAGAGCATTAAAAGAGGGTGCTTTCAAGGCTGGAGAAGAATTGAAAATGGTAATTCAGGAAGCATCTAAATTACCTCCATTAAAAGAAGAAGAATTAACTGATTATGAAAAAGCATTGAAAAAAGAACATCCAGAGCTTGAAAATACATTTAGAATAAGAAGAATGTTACTTGAGAAAACAGATGTTCCTTCATTTATGTTTTCCTCTGGCGATCCTGAATTGGTTGCGGCTGGACATGCTTTGTATCCAGAATTGGTTAGCAAACAAGAAGGTCAATTTGCTCCATTTCATTTTGAAGAAAAGAAAGAATTGATGGATTTAGAATTTGAATATGCTAAACGATTAAAGCAATTAGATGCTCAATTAAGAACAAAAGAAATTGAACAAATGACTGGAAGGGATATTTACAAAATATTAACAAAAGGTAAAGTTGATATTATTAATGATTTGACTAAAGGTAATGTTGGAGCAGCTCTTGCTCAATTTAAACATAACTTAGATGCACTTGCAAAGGCTGATCTTAGTCCATTGGATAGAGCGCAATTATTGTTGAATCTTGAAATAGTTAAAAATGAAGTTCTCAAAACATTGGGTTCTGGATTTTTTAAAGATAGTGATGCTGCAAATGCTTTTGAATCTGAATGGGAAAAAGCAACAGAAACTGGTGATCTTGATAATTTAATTAAAATGTTTACCCCTGGGGCGCCAGAAGCGATTAAACCATTTTTTGGTACAGAGCAAGTTCCAGAAAGTGATTTGAAATTATTTCCATCTCATGAACCAACACAGCAAAAATTAAAGCCATTAGATAAAGAAACGGCTCGTAAGATTTTGGAGGAAGCCGGTGGGGATAAAAACAAAGCGAGAGAAATTGCTAAGCAAAGAGGTTATGAGTTCTAATGCCTGATATTTTTGATACGATAGCTCCAGATACAACAAGGCAAGATATATTTGATACTATATCTGCAAAGGATTCTGTTGTTCAAAAAGAACCAGATGTTTTTGATAAAGTATCTTCGCAATCTCTTTTGGATTCTTTTTTTGGTTCTTTGTTTCAAAAGAAAAGTTCAGAAAAATTAGAGGCAATGAAGCGTGTAAGAGAATTGACAACAGCAGCTTTTGGTGGGGCAAATATTGACAAAGAAGAGTTTGAGAAACAAATTGATATTGCGACAGAAGGAGATCAACCTGGTGTTTTAGGCCAAACAATTATTGGAATAATGAAGGGAGCTACTGGTGGAATTGGTTTTGATAAAGAAACTGAAACAGATATTCCTAAAGGTACAGTAGAAAGAATAAGTAGAATGACCGGCGAATTTGCTGGATTTATAACTGGTGCTCCTGTGAAAGCTGGAACTGCTGTTGCTGGAAAGTTTTTTACAAGTAAAATTGGACAAAAGTTTTCTCAAGCATTAATTAGAAGATTTGGTAAGAATGTACCAAAATGGGCACAAGAGGCATTGGCCCTTGGTTCAGCATCAACCTTTGCTGGAAATGAAAATTTAACAGAGATTGTAAGTGATCCATCTGTTGATAGAATATTAGATGATCTTGTTGAAAGAACAAAACATTTTACATGGGGGGCAGCGGTTGGTGGTAGATTTGGAATTATTAGGGATAAAATTGGAAAATTTGGAGTTAGAATTGCTTTGAATCTTGCCATATCTAATGGCACAAATTTTGGTTTGGCTGGTTTTGATGTCGACAATATGCCATTAGAAGACATTGTGTTTAATTCTTTGTTAGATGTTTGGTTTTCAAAGAATGGGAAAAAACCAACAATTCAAGAAGAAAAAATAATTAAAGAATCGTCTAAAAATATCGCGCCGGAAGTTGCTAAAGAGTTAAAAGCATTGCCAGCAGCAGGTGAACCAGAAATTAAGTTTATTGGAACAGAAAAAGGGATTGTTAGAAAAAAAGGTATTGAAGCTATTCCAAAATTTAGAGAATTTGTCGAGGAAACTGGTATTCCATTTGAACGTGTTAGCGGAAAAAAAGCTGATCCAGAATTAGCACAAAAACTTGTTGATGATTTTAATGCTTTAAAGTTTGGGAGAAATGTATTTACTGTTGATGTTGAATCTGCTAAAGCATGGAAAAGATTAACTGATGAGAAACTTGATGTTTCTAAATCGGAGATTAAACCTAAAAAACAAGCTGAAAAACTTGTTGAAACTGAAGCTAAAGTATTTGAAAAAGAGATTGAGAAAGAGATTTCTAAATCCTCCAAAGGAATCGTTAATAGAATAGAAGGTTTAGAAGGAGAGCCTCTTAGAACTCAAATTTCAGAACTTACTAAAAACACAAAACCAGGAGAATTAACTCCTGATGCTTATAAATTTGGGAATAGTTTATCTGATGCCGATATTCCAGAACTAAAGAAAATAGTTGTTGATTTATCAAAACAATCTCTTAATGAAGGTTTGTCAATTAAGGAAAGAGAAGCATTAACATGGGAATCTCAGTTTGCAAGAGAAGCTCTTATTGCTAAAACTGGAAGATATTATACTTATGAGGTTGAAAAGGGATTGCTTGAAAAAGATATTCCATTGTCTGTTAAAAAAGATATTAACAAAATACTAATTAAAGATTCTTTTGAAAAAACGGGTGGAGTAGAATTTATATTAGGAAATAAAGATAAATTTACTGTAACAAAATCAACAAGTGTTCCTGATGGTGTTCAAGTTGTTCAATGGAAAGATGGTACTCCTGTTAAACATGAACTTTATAATAACATTGATGAAGCAATTAAAAGAAATCCTTATATTAAAAATGTTGAAAGTGTTAAAGGTGCTAATGTTGGTAAAAAAGAACGTAGAATAATTAGTGATGAAGCGTATAAAAAAGCAAAAAAGAATATTACTGACAAAGGTCAAAGATTAACAACAGGAATTGATCCATCTTTGATTGGTGATTATGTAACTGTTGGGGCATATCATTTTGAAAATGGACTTAGAACATTTTCATCTTGGTCAAAGAAAATGATTGAAGAATTTGGCGATAGAATAAAAACGCATTTAAGAACAATTTGGGATAAAATTTCAAAGGAACAAAAGGAAGCAAAAGTTGAAACAAGTGTAAAAGATAAATGGAATAGAGCAAACAGACAAATGAGAATTGCTGTTGCTAAACATAACAAAGAAAAGAAAGAAAAAATTGATGATATAAAGTTACATAATATTCTTGAAGATGTCACTGGTAAACGTTCTTTTAAAGAAGCGACTCCAGAAGAAATTAAAAGTGTTTCAGAGCAAATAGGTAAAATGTCTATTTCTGAAACAGAAAAATATCAAGAATTTAAAAAACAAGAACTTGAAAAAATTCAGAATCTAAATATTAAAAAAGAAATTGAAAGCGTAGAAAGAAGAACTGTCGAAAGAAGAAAAAGATTTATAGACAGAAAAAATATTAACTCAGACGCTACAATGTTTTCTAAAAGTTGGGTTGGTGATTTTTTTTCAAAGATTTTAGATATTCGTTATGCTTGGGAAACAGCAGAAGAAAATACAGGTGCTCCATTTAAAACCCTTGGTAATGTATTGGATGAAGGCGGTCGAGAAGTAAAAATTAATACAATTAAACATATGGATAATATTTTTATAGAAGCTAAAGTTCCCGCTGGTGAGGTTGTTGGTGATAAGGCTGTTCAAAAAGCAATCACTGAATGGATTATTAGTGGCGGAAAAACTGATTTACCTGCTAAATATCAAGCTGTTGCAAAAGCTCTTATTAAAGAATTACAAATGCTTGAACCAGATGTTAGAAAAGTTAGAACTCTTCGTTATTGGAACAATGAAGCTCCAAAACCAATGAATGCTTCAAAAGAAATTCTTGAAGAAGGAAAAAAAATATTATTAGAACAAGGAGAAAAAACATTTGATGAATGGATTAAAAAACAAGATTATGGAGTTATAAAAGAAGGTTATCTTCCTGGTGCTTATAGGGCAGCAACGGAATTGGATGATTTTACCAGCACTTTGTTTTTAGAAAGAAGTAAAGCATGGGCAGAAACAAGGATTGGTGATTATTATAATAATGTTCCGTTGTTTGCTGGTGTAAGAAGATATTTTATGAATGTAGAAGCTTATAAAATATTACATCCATATAAAGTAAAACTTGAACAATTATTAGATGAAGTGCAAGCATCTTCCTTGGATAAAAGAATGGTAAAAGAATGGTGGAAAAGATTAAATGGAATTAATGTTGCAAATGATCCGATTAGTAATGTTATTAATAAGTTTCGTGGAATGTTTTGGACAGCAAAATTAAATGCCAATCTTTTTATATATGGGAGAAATTTTTTACAGAATCCAAATCTTTTATATCAGAAATTAGGGTTTGGGGGAATGGTAAAACATGGATGGAAATTATTTATTCCAAACATAAAACTTGCTGGCACAAATGATCCATTGATACAAGAAATATTAAAAAGACAATTTCATAATAGAATGAATGAAATGGTTGGTTTAACTGATGATTATTTTTATGTTCAGGATGCTTATACAAAACATAAATTAACTACAAATGCAAGAAGAGTTGTTAGATTTTTACCGGCAAAATATGGTTATACAGATTTATTTAATAGATTAAAAGCATTCAGAATTGTTTATGACAATGGGTCTATGTTGTTAGAACAATATAAAAAAGGAAAAATAAAGGAACGTGAACTGTTTAAAAAAAGTGGTGGTTATAATCTTACAAATTTAGAACAAAGAGAATTATTAATGCGCCTTGATAGAATTAAAGAACCAGGATATAATCCATTTTTAGAGAATCTTTCTGAACGTGTTACTCAAAACACTCACTTTTTATATACAAGGTTTGGAAAAGGTTTAGCAGAACAATTTGCCGCCGGACAACATGGCTTAGATGTGTTTACTTGGTTTAAAGGTACTGTTCAAAATTTTTATAAAGGTGGAATAGAGCGTGTTTATGAAGGAATGAAA